ACATGGATGCTGGCGGATTAGGTGCCCCCCCGGCGGAAACCGCCAAGCCACACACCGGGGGAGCCGCCGCGCGCCCCAAAGGAGGAAGGGCGGGGCGTTTTAATCTGTGATGATTTCCGAGAGCAGGGCTATATATCCGCATATATCCTGCAAGCTGTCTAGGTGTTGCGGTGACGCTTTCAGGCGTGACATCTTTAAATCCACCATGCAAAGGCAGACCTGAGCGGGTGTCACCTTGTGGCCTAGCGTGGCGCTCCAGCGGGCTGCGGTGTCGCCAAGATTGGCGCGTGGGTCGCCGTATATTTCGCCGCGCTCGCGCACGATAAGGGCAACTTGAGACAGAAAATCGGCGGCTTTCATATTGTATCCTTTGTAAGTTCTTCCATTGGCTTTAACGCGCTTTGCGGCACAAAATAACATGGCCGCGAGCCTGTCGGGTCTTTCCAGAATTCTGGGCGTTTAACCGTGCCAATGCGGCACCAACCAACTAATTTGTATTTGCCAAAGCCGCCCGTCACGAAAATTACAACGTCTTGATCCTTGTCGCTTTTGTGCAGCAACAGATGACCGTTGGCCCGGTCAGTATATCGGACCTGTAACGAGCCAACGTCGGGCGCTTTAAAGTCTCCGACAATACCGGCCCAATATAGGTCAAGGCCCTTTGCTACGGCCAATTCGGCCATCGTGCCTTCAATAGCATTGTGCCAGTTATAACCCTGCTGCCCGTGCGTTGGCTGCCTGTTTTCGTCTATGACTTGCACCAACCGGAGCGCCCCAACGTGTGCGCCGTGCAGCATTTCATACCAGCTTAAAGTAACGTCCATTATTTTACTTTGCGAAGTTTGCTGGGCTGCTCAATGCCTTCGCTATGTTTAAACGGCCATCCGTTAGATGCGGCGGGCGTGGTTTGAACGCGCTGCGCCCAGATGGCATCAAGGTAATGCTCAATCGTTTCGCAGCTTTCAATTAGCTCTGCCAGCATTTGGCGGGCTGATGTTTCGGGGGTCATGGCGTTATCCTTTCAATCGTTTTTCGCGTAAGGGTATTCACACTGGTTAGGGCTGCCCTGTCGGCATGGTTTAGCGCCGTCCCCGCAATAGGTGCAGTTATGGTCGCGGAATATGCCTTGCGCTTCTGCAGGGCGGGGGCGGCAAGTCGCGCAATCGTAATGAAGCCGCTCCACCTTGTCCCACCGGGCTGTTGCCAGCTTGGCATGACGAATGCCGCACCGGCAGGTGAACGGGAATTGGATCGGCTTTAGCTTGTCCATTACACCCGCCCCGTCTTTTCAGGGCTTGAGATATAAGCCCGGTGTTCGGCCTCCCATTCGCGGAATTGCTCGTGTTCTTCCAGCGCGTCCATGACCTGACGGCTTGCGTCGATCCATGCGCTGTTGGGATGCAGGAAATAGACGCCGCAATCGTTTAAATCATATGCGTCATATTCAATGCTTTCGAGCAGTTCGTTCATTGTGTTGTACCATTGCGCTTCACCGTCCGGGCGCGTGATGATGTACATCATATGACCCCCGCTATGGCATGTAGAACGAACGCAAAGGCATACAGGGCGGCCATCATGCCCGCCAGCATGGCGGAGGCTAGGGTCATGTGGGCTAGTCTAAAGAGCCAGTTAGGGGCGACTGGCGGCGGCTCATATAAAGGCATGGCGGTTTCCTTTGTGTGGCAGTATGGGGAGCGCGGTTAAACGCTCCCCGGCTTGGTTAGTATGCAGCAGCGCGAACGTTCTGCACAGACTTATAAGAGCGCGGCGCTTTGGTCTTGCCGGTACCACGGTTTTTGACCTTTCCGCCGCCATTGCCCAACCGCTTATTAGGGTTTGGCGCTTGGAACGTATAAACGCCCGGCTGGAACTTGCCGCCCCTGTCGAACGCGATAATCTCGCTACGCAGCGAGCTATGCACAAGGTAGCGGGTCCACGTCTTTCCCGCCAGCAAGTAAAGGCGCGAGAGATGAACGCGAACGCCCTGTATCTTAAACTCACGCCCGCAAGCCTTCGCCACAGCGCAACAGCCGGGGTTTTTGCGCGTGGCAAGCTGACAATCCGCGCGGGTGACTTCAAGTTTAAGGGGCTTCTTCGCGTCAATAACTGGCAGGCCGTCAATCTGTTGGTTTTGCATTGTCATTCTTTTTTAATGTCCGCCCTTGCCGGAATGGCTTGGTGCGGTGCGGTTTCAGGCTAGGCTAGTTCTGGTGGTTGCTCATGATGCCAAACACAACGCCGGGCATATCATCGCCAATGAAGCGCACGAGACTATCTAGCTCGCTTCGCATTTCAGGGGCTGACCTAATGAGGCGGGCAAAGTCTTTGTGTAGGCCGGGGGCTATGCGGCAGACTTCTGCCTTGCCGGACATAATATAATATTGCTTCCCGCGCTTAGTAATGCGCCATTTGTGGGACCAGACGTTCAGGGCGGGGGCTTTGCGGGCCTTTGTGGCTTTGCGGGTCATTAGGCGGCTTCCTCTTCTTCTTCAATATAATGCGCCGCAATCTCGCGCCAGTTAACATCAGACAAGAACGCAAGCGCATAATCGCGGGCAAAGCCGGGTTCACTGCTTTGCTCAATAACTTCTTCAGCATACTCCTTGAACTCTTGCCCAAGGTTATAGGCGTCAATGCCGGGGCGGGCTTCCGTCCCGTCGAACATCTCAAGATTGACGCGCCATGTTTCGTAGTTAGTCCAACCGTTATAAGACATTGTGTTTTCCTTTGTGTTTGGCTTGGCGGGTTAAGAATGGGCAGAAATAGAAGCGCGGGGCTTGGCTTTGCAAGCGGTCAGGTAATCCTGAACAAAGCTCACAAGGTCGTTATATTGACCCCATGCGTTTTCGTTATCGTACCGCTTGAAGCCGTCAGGATCAGACTTGAGCAGCTTGAGCGCGGCTTTCAATGGCTTGATTAGCTGGCTTGCCTTGGTGATGTTTAGCTCTTCGGGATGCCAGATGTGTTGATAGATGCCAGCGGCATCTGCCATAGCGGTCAAATTATGGGTGACGTTTGCGCTGAATACTATTGTGGGCGCGTCGGCGGTCAGATGAATGTCTAGGCTCATAGTTTGGTTTCCTTTGGTTTGGCTTGGCTTGTTGTTTATAGGGCAAGGCTATCGGGTAATCAAGGGGGGCTGTCAGGCCCCCCAAGCTAGGCTAGACCATCTCGCATTCGTGGATGGGGCAAAGCGGGGTGCCCCGGTCTAGGGTGCTTTGGCTTGCCCGCACGATATAGGGCGCGCCTTCCGCAAGGCATTCGGGGCATTCGCACTTGATAAGGCGGGTGGCCTGTTTGGGCGCGGCATTGGAAGCGTTCAGGGTTTCATGCGGGTATGATGTGAACGCCTGAGCCTCAAACCATGCCTTGAAGGCGGGGCCGGGTTCGGTGCTAGTCATCTTGCCGGTTAAGCCTATGGCGGTGGCGCAGCGTTTAAATGCCGCCCCATGCCCGGCCTTGAGGCCGACTGTGGCATGGACTAATTCATGGGCTAGCGTTTCGGTGACGGCGAGCGGGTCCGCTAGGGCCGGGGATATGAATATCTCGAACTGTTTGCCATCGCTGGCATCGTCGGACCAGCATTCGCCAATGCGGCGCTTTTTGCGGGCTGTTGCAGATTTGCTAGGCCATCCGCATGTTGACCGTACATTGGCGGGGATGGTGTAGCCTTGGGCGGTGAAGTGGGCGCGTAGGGCTGTTGTGGCGGCTTGAAGCCATGCTTCGCGGTTGGGCGTCATGTGGCGGTCTCCTTTGGCGGTTTCGGGGCTGTCATTCCGTCCCGTATAAGCCCCCGCCGCGCGAGCAGGGGCTTAGGCTGGAAGGCTTAGATTTTACCGCTCCGGACTTTTTCCCGTAAGCCTAGCAGTGCGGCGGCATAACGGTCCCATTGGTCGGCGGTAGCCTCATCCTGCCAATTGGTCAGGATATGGTCTGCTTTGGCGCTGCAGACTTCCGCGATAAGGTCTAAAACGTCCCCTAGACCCCCGTGATTGTTGTCGATCATAGCCTCTAGGGCGTCAATTTGGGCGTTATGGTCAGAGATGGGGGTTTTGATTAGGGTTTGCATTGTGTGGAAACTCCATTGGTTGACTTGGCCCCGCTATCGTTAAACGGGCTGTGGTGTTGTGTCAACCGCAATATCATGGGGGGGGGTGTTGACGGGCTAGGCGCGTTGCGGTACAGACATAATGCCAAGTCAACAAAGGGAAGCAAAATGAACATTTCAGTGACAATTTCTGACCAAGCCGTGCAGGACCTGTTTACCGGGCACGGTGGAAGCTATTCGTCATGGCTCCATGAATTCGAGCAATTGGGCATGGGAACGGGACGCTATCGCGCTTTTTATGATTTAGAGGACGGGGCGGAAGGTGATGCGGGCGGGTTCAATACGTTTGGCCCTAATGACATTGCCAAGGGGCTTGGGATCATGGCGCAAGAGAGCCCGCGCCAGTTTGGACAGTTTCTTGCTGGCGATGCTGACGACCTAACATTCGACATTGCCCTGCAATGCGTTGTTTTCGGCAAAGTGATTTACGGGTAGCCCATAGCCCCAGCGCCTAGCCCTAGCCCCGCCCTAGCAAGGCGGGGCTTTTGTTTGGGCTATAGGGTGTGGCAGGGTGACGCGGGCGGGATTTGTAAATTATCGCCCCGCCCCGCGCACCCCCATTACGGGTCTAGCAATTTTATTGCGCAACATTATTGCGCGTAAATGGCCGAATGACGGTCCGTTACGGCATATAACGGCTCATTACGTACGTAATAGTCCGTCCGTCATTGCGGGGGGTACGTAGTACCCCGCAACGGGTGGAATGCTGGATGCTGGATGCTGGCATGGGTAGCATGGCCCTAGGCCCTAGCCTCCCGGCGCAAGGCGCAGGCTCGCGCTCATCCCATGCCCCGCCCTAAGCGCAAGGCAGGCGCGCATCCCATGCGCCGGGATTGTACCCATGTTGCGCGGGATAACATTGATGTTGCTGGCCGAAACATTCTTCGACGGGGTGGGGTCGATATAAACATAGGCCCCCCCCACAAATCCGGCAGCCCTAGCCGACCTTGCACCGCACCCAAAATTTGCCGGAAATCCCAAAACCAAACCTTGCACAGCCCGCCACATTGACCCGGCGGCCAAATCTGGCCATAATCCAAGCGGATTTACCTAAATCTGGTGCAATATGCCTTCAACGTCCGACAAACAGCGTCGTTTCATGGCCGCAGCGGCCCACGACCCTAAATTCGCTAAGAAAGCGGGCATTCCCACAAAGGTTGCCAAGGAATACAATCAAGCTGACAAAGGCCCTAAGCTGGCAAAAGCCATGAAAAACATGACACGGGACGACACATGAGCAAGGGCGCGTTCAAAAAGGGCAATACGGCCAGCCGGGGCGGTGGGCGTCCCAAAGGCGCAAAATCCAAATCCACAATGAAAGCCCGCGAGATGATTGCGAGCTTCGTTGATGGCAATGCGGCCCGTTTGAACGAATGGCTGGAGGAAGTTTATCAGCAAGACGGCCCCCGCGCGGCGTTTAACTGCTTTTCCGACCTAATTGAGTACCATGTGCCAAAGCTGGCGCGCAATGAAGTAACCGGCCCTGACGAAGGGCCAGTCGAATTGGTCATTTCGTGGCAAGAAAAGAAGTAGGCAAGCATGGCCAAGTCAGACGCACAGAAACTGGCTGAAGTTCTGGCGTCTGCGCGGCCCTTGCAGCGTCCTACACTGCCAACGGACGCCGACCCTGAAAGCAGCCTGACGCCGGGACAGAGAACCGGGCTGGATTACAGCCGGTTAAAATATGCTGATGGCAGTTACATGGTTGATCTGCCGCATAGCCAATACAACCCCGAAGACGAACCAGCGGTCACATCGTTTTATGGCTCGTATGACCGCGTACCAGCGCCATTGAAAGATGCAGGGCAATATATAAATTACCCGACATTTTGGAACGGCAAGGTCATTGACGCAAATAAAGCCCTAACTAACGCTTTGGCGTATGAGGCACATACCGGCAAGAAGTTTGCCCGCTATCCGACTGCCAAAGATGCCGACTGGGGCGAAATGCAGGTCGTTCACCCCATTATGGACGCTGATGCCCAGAAGGTCTTGGCGACTCCAGAAGCCCAAAAACGCTTGAGAAATGCAAAGTAATGGCTGTAAAGGCTATCAGCATTGAGTATTCGCCTCGGGATGCGTTCATGCCATTCCACAACCGCACCCAGCGGTGGGCTTGCCTTGTGGCCCATCGTCGGGCGGGCAAGACGGTGGCGGCGGTCAATGACCTGATCCGCGCGGCGGTCACATGCAAGACGCCCAACCCGCAATTTGCCTATATTGCCCCGTTCCGCAGTCAGGCCAAGAGCGTGGCGTGGGACTATCTCAAGCGTTTTAGCAAGCCGATCACAAAGGCCGCCAATGAAGCCGAATTGCAGATTGATCTCATCAACGGGGCGCGTATTCGGCTCTTTGGCGCTGATAACGCTGATGCCATGCGTGGTCTTGGCTTTGACGGCATTTTTATGGACGAATATGGCGATTTTCGGCCTTCTGTGTGGGGCCATGTCATACGCCCCACGCTGTCTGACAAGCAGGGCTGGGCGGTGTTTGGCGGTACTCCAAAGGGCAAGAACCAATTTTGGGACATATATAAAACTGCCAAAAGCCTTCCGAAAATCTGGTTCCTTCTAAGGCTGACGGCAACGGACAGCATGATCTTGCCGCAAGAAGAGCTTGATGCCGTCAAGGCGCAGATCACGCCCGACCAGTACATGCAGGAATACGAATGCAGCTTCGAGGCTGCGATTCTAGGCGCGTTCTATGGTGTCGAAATGCGCGAAGCTCAGGATCAGGGCCGGATCAGCAGCGTGGCCTATGATCCCAGCTTGCCGACGTACACGGCGTGGGACTTGGGCTTCCGTGACGACACAGCAATCTGGTGGTATCAGGTGGCCCGCAATGAAATCCACGTTATCGATTATTACGCTGTTTCCGGTGCTAGTATTTCTGATATTGCTGAAGTTGTTGTCAATAAGCCTTACCATTACGGCAAGCACTACCTGCCACATGATGCTCGTGCTAAGACTTTGGCAGCTCAAGGTAAGTCTATTATTGAACAACTGGCTGAACACTTGGGATTAGCCAACATTGCCATTGTGTCTGACCTTGGCGTTCAGGACGGTATTCAGGCCGTGCGTATGACATTGCCCAAGTGCTATTTTGATGAATTTAACTGCGCTGAAGGCATTGAGGCACTCAGGCAGTACGAGCGTGACTTTGACGAAGACAAGAAGGCGTTCCGCGCGGCTCCCAAGCATAACTGGTGCAGCCATCCCGCAGATGCATTTCGTATGCTGGCTGTTGCTTGGCGGGGCGAAGCGCCCCCGAAGGTTATGGCGAGTGAGCGTCCACTTATCGTGGGCAAAGGTAACACGGCAACGCTTAACGATATGTGGGCGTCGCAGAAAACAAAGAGAAGGGCTAGACTATGAGCGGCGTAAACAACCCATATCGGTATTTTTATGAGCATGTTGCGGTATCCCAGACCGCGCAGGTTCTTGGCCCAACGGGCGCAGTAGGCGACTACCTGCATCGCCTGATCTGCACGGTCACGACTGGCGCGACGGGCAATGTCGTGATTGTCGATGGCACAGGCGCGGGCGTTCTCACGCATACTGTCCTTCCGGCCAGCGCGTCTGTTGTCCCCGGCGTGTACAACATTGAATTCAATGCCGTGTCGGCCAATGGCGCGTGGAAAGTCACCACGGGCGCTGGCGTAGAAGTCATGGCTGTCGGCATCTTCACATAATTCATAATCAAAGGAACATCACATGGCTATCGACCCACAGAGAATGGCTGCAATCATGCAGCGTATGCAGTTGGCCCGTCAGGGCGGAGCCGGTGGCCCGCCGCCGGGTATGGTCCCGCAGGGCGGTCCCCGGCCCGGTATGCCTCCGCAGGGCGGCCCGCCTCCCGGCGCTGGCGGTCCTCCGCCCGGCATCCCCATGCAGATTCAGGGCGTGATGACGCCTCAGCCGCAGGGCGGTCCGCCTCCGGGCGGTCCAATGGGCGGTCCCCCGATGGGCGGCCCCGGTGGTCCGCCTCCCGGCATGGCTCCGCGTCCCATGATGCCTCCGGGCGGTATGCCGCCGCGTTAATACGTCATTAAGGAATTAGACGATGGCATTGGAAAAAGTCGATTCGACTGTCAATAAGCTCTTGGGCAGCGTCCATGCGTACAATGGCGAGTACAAGAAGTGGGAAGCGCGGACTACAAAGATTCTTCGTCGCTACCGGGATGACCAAGGTACTGGCACCGGCATGGCGAACGAAGCCGCGCGTTTCAACATCCTTTGGTCCAATGTCCAGACCCTAATTCCGGCTGTGTATGCCAAGCTGCCCAAGGCCGACGTGTCGCGTCGCTTTGGTGATAACGATCCCGTTGGCCGCGTTGCGTCTTTGCTGATTGAGCGGGCGCTTGATTACGAAATTGAGCATTATCCTGATTTTCGTTCAGCCATGCGTTATGCCGTGGAAGATCGTTTCCTTGGCGGGCGCGGCGTGTCGTGGGTGCGCTATGACCCGCATATCAAACAGCAGGACGTACCCGAAGATGGCTACCAAATCACCGAAGACATTGAAGAAGGCGAGTCCAAAGAAGCCGAAGGCGACATCCACAATCAAACCGCCGGAAACGATGGCCCCCCTGAAGAAATCGACTATGAGTGCGCCCCCACCGACTACGTTCACTGGCGTGATTTCGGCCATTCTTGCGCTCGTACTTGGGAAGAAGTAACGCAGGTCTGGCGCTGGGTTTATATGTCCAAGGATGCGTTTACGGAACGCTTTGGCAAGAAACTGGCAAAAAAGATCTCGTTTAACAGCAGCCCGGACGGTCTGACCAAGTATGGCCAGAAAGAAAAGACCAACGACAAGGCCAAAGTTTGCGAACTGTGGGACAAGGAAACCGCTAAGGTTTACTGGTTCATGGAGAACTATGCGGAGCTTCTGGACGAGCGGGACGACCCGCTTGAACTGGAATGCTTCTTTCCATGCGCCAAGCCGCTGTATGCCACGACCACCAGCGATAGCCTCATCCCAGTGCCGGACTTTATCCTGTATCAGGATCAGGCCAACGAACTAGACATCCTGACTGACCGCATTGATGGTCTGGTCAAATCCCTGCGCGTCCGTGGTGTGTATGATGCTTCTCAACCAGCACTGCAGCGTTTGTTGACAGAAGGTGACAACAACACGTTGATCCCTGTCGATAAATGGATGGCCTTCTCTGAGAAGGGTGGGTTGAAGGGTTCTATCGACCTTCTCCCCATTGAGACATTGGCCTCCGCGCTTATCAACTGCTATCAGGCTCAGGCCAACATCAAAGGGCAGATTTATGAAATCACGGGTATTTCAGACATTCTGCGCGGCGCTGGTGCGGCTTCTGAATCGGCGACGGCCCAGCAGCTCAAGGGACAATATGCTGGCTTGCGACTGCGAGCTATGCAGGAGAGCGTTGCACTCTTTGCGAGCGAACTACTTCGACTGAAGGCGCAGATTATCTGCACCAAGTTCCAGCCTGAAACTATCCTTCATCTAGCTGCGGCTGACCAAATGTCGCCTGCCGATCAGCAGATGATCCCCCAAGCCTTGCAACTGATGAAGGATAGCCCACTTCGTTCGTTCCGCATTCAGGTCGCCGCCGACAGTCTGGTTCAGCTTGACGAAAACCAGAACAAGCAAGACCGCATGGAATTTATGAATGCGTTCAGCAACTTCCTGCGTGAAGCTGTGCCAGCCGGTCAGGCATCGCCTGAAATGGTGCCAATGCTGATGGACATGATGAAGTTTGGCCTCGGCGGATTTAAACAGGGCGCTGTTATGGAAGGTGCCATTGATGCCGCATTGCAGAACATGATTGAAGCCAATGCCAAGAAAGCTCAGAACCCGCAGCCCAGCGCGGAAGACAAGAAGCTACAGGCTGACCAGCAAGCCACGCAAATGAAGGTCCAAGCCGATACCCAGTCTCAGCAAGCCCGTGCACAGGCTGACATGCAGATTGAGCAGATGAAGCTGCAGATGGAGTCTCAGCTTGAAAGCCAGCGTCAGCAGCACGACGCCCAGCTTAAGATGCAGGAACTGGCTGCCAAAGAGCAGTTTGACCGTTGGCGCACAGAACTTGAAGCTGCTACCAAAATCATGGTCGCCCGCATCGCCGCCAACCCCGGCATGGACCTACCCATGATTGAGGCTCAACAGGCGGCCACGCAGACCATCACCGAAGATTTGGGCCACAACGTCCGCATGGCGATGGACCAGATGACAAACGCTCACAACAACATGGCCAACATGCACGGGGAAGCCATGAATAAGCTGCACGATGTCCTTCAGGCCGCCAATGCGCCCAAACGGATCGTGCGCGGCCCTGATGGTAGGGCGCTTGGCGTTGAGCCTGTACCGACCGCTCCGCAGGGAATGATCCAGTGATTACAACGACTAAGGGCAATATGGACGAAGCCTTGCTCGAAAAGCGCGAAGGCCAGTTTGAAGACGACAATGAATCAACCACATGGGTTGAATATTGGGATGGCGATGAAATGGTACACCGTTCGGTCCATGTCCATCTCAAGCAACCCATGATTTCCGTAACTGAAATTGGAGGCTTTTCGTGAGCAACACTCAGGCAATGTGTACGTCCTTTAAGGGCGAAATTCTGTCGGGCATCCACGCCCTTGGTACGACTGTAGTGCGGGCCGCGACTACGGCGGACACGCTTAAAGCGGCCCTGTATCTGGCTTCTGCCAGCATTGGCGCTGGCACCACGGCTTATAGCGTGACCGGCGAAGTGTCTGGGGCGGGCTACTCGGCGGGCGGCGTTGCTGTCACAAATGCCACGGCCCCCACGACTAGCGGCACAACGGGCTATTGGACGCCTTCGGCCAGCCTGACTTACACGACTGTCACGCTGACCACAGCTTTTGATTGCGTCCTGATCTACAACTCAACCCAGAGCAACAAGGCCATTTCGGCCCATACCTTTGGCTCGCAGACCGTGACAGCCGGGACATTCACGCTGACCATGCCGACCAGTGACGCGACCAATGCTCTTATCCGCATTGCCTAATGGCGGCGCAGGGTCCGTGGGACACAGGCACTTGGGATACAGCCCTTTGGGATAG